CATCTGCTATTCAGCATGAGACTGCTTATAAGGCTCAGAAAGATGCTGAACAGGCTAAGAGTGTTCGTCAGACCCGTGATGATAAACTAACAGAAACTGATTGGAGATTTCGTAGCGATATGACTCCATCACAAGAGTGGAAAGACTACTGCCAAGCATTGAGAGATGTTCCTTTGCAAAGTGGTTTCCCTTGGACAATTACTTGGCCTGTTGAGCCACAATAAGGAGTAATCATGGCTGCACCAATAGTAATGAGTAGTGAAGAGTTGTTCCAACTTACTGGTAGTTGGGAGGCTGCGGCAGCTTTGCGAGATGAACAATACAGAGCATTAAACGCATACAACTGGTCACAAGCTGCACCTGCGCCAGTAGTTGCACCTGCTCCTGCTCCTGCTCCTGCACCTGTAACTAGCGCACAAATTGTAGATTTTCTGCTTGCTAATCCAGGTATGAGTGATGCCCAGATCGTTGGAGCTATGGAGCAATACAAGGTTTCTCCTGCTCAAATGGCTCAAGCTGTTGGGTTAGATGAGGGTGCAGTTGCGGCTCGTGTGGCGGCTACTGTTCCTCAGGGTCAAACAGTAACCCTTGGTGACACCATTGTTCAACCTGTTTATCAAGTAACTGGTTCTGGTCAAGATCAGCAGATAGGTGGTTTAGAGAATGTTTTGACTTACAGAGTTGGAGAAAATCAGGCTGGTGGTGCTTATAACCAATACACACCTACTGGTGAACTTGAGCGTACTGGTACACAACAGAAGGTTGAGAGTGGGTTTGGTGAGTTTTTAGCAGGTGCTGGTTTACTTTTTGGCGGTGCTGCTTTGGCGGGTCTTGGTGGTGGTGCAGGAGCTGCGGCTACTGTCGGCTCTACTGGCTTAACAATGGCTGAGTTAGCTCAACTTGATTTGGCTTTAGGTGGTGCGGGTGGTACTGCGGGTGCTACACAACTTGCAACGGCTTTAACTACTGGTGCTCTTACTCCTACATTAACAAACTTAACAGGTGGTAGTGGAACAGGCACTATTGGCAGTACAGGATTGACATTATCTGAGTTATCTCAATTAGATTTGTCTCTTGGGGGTACTGGTGGAACAACGGGTGCTTTGACGCTTGGTGAACAACTTAGTGGATTAGCGGCAGGGACTTTAACAGGTGCAACAGCAAGTACAGGATTGCTTGGTGGTGCTAGTACTGTTGCGGGGATGGGTACAGGTACAGGAATTACAACGGCTGGTGCTACTGGTTTAGGTGGTGCAACTACTGTAGCGGGTCTTGGTACTGGTGTCGGAACGGGACTCACCACTGCTGGTGCAGGTTTAGGTGCGGCAGGAACAGGCGCAGGAATTACTGCTGGGACAGGATTAACAGCAACTGGTGTTTTAGCGGGTTCTGGTCTTGGCACTACTTTGCTTGGCACAACAGCGGGTGCTTTGACAGGAACTGGAGTTCTTGCAGGTTCTGGTCTTGGTACAACTTTATTGGGCACAGGCGCAGGAACTGGTGTCACTAATGCTTTAACAACTGGTGTTGGTACGAGAACATTAGGAACTGGTGCATTGACAACTCTTCCTACAACAATACCAACATCAGGTCTTACAGCGTCTCAAATTGCTGCTTTGTTATCAGGTGGATTGAATACTAGTGCAGGTCTTCTCCAACAACAAACATCTCGTGAAGCAGCTCAAAGAGCGCAAGCCATGATTGACAGGGAGACTACTCTTGCTAAACAAGCGGCTCAGTTTAGACCTGTAGGAATGACAACTCGATTTGGAAGTTCACAATTCCAAGTTGATCCTGTAACTGGTCAGTTAATTAGCGCAGGATATACTTTAGACCCACAAGCTAAAAATGCTCAAGATAGATTTATTGCTTTGGCTGAACAAGGTTTACAGCAAGCTGAAAGTGCGCAAGAGCAATTTAAACCAGCGTTAAGAGGCGCAGAAAGTCTTGCTACGTTAGGTCAAGGCTATTTAGATGCTCAAACTGATCCACGTTTGGCTCAAATTGCTTCTCAATATCTTGCTCAGTCTCCAGAAAGCAAAATGCTTACTTCTCTTGGAAGTCAGTACATTGCTCAGTCTCCTCAAGAAGTTGCTCAAAACTATCTAAATCAACAGATGGCTTTGTTGCAACCAGGCAGAGAGTTAGAGTTGGCTAATCTGCAAAACAGACTCCAACAACAAGGTCGTGGCGGTTTATCTGTAGCACAAGGTGGTACTTTAGGTGCTACTACTCCTGAACTACAGGCTTTGTATAACGCTAGGGCTACTCAAGAGGCTCAGTTGGCGGCTAATGCTCAACAAGCGGGACAACAACAAGTTCAGTTTGGTGCGGGTTTAGTCGGTACAGGTCAGCAACTTGGAATGCAAGGTCAACAGTTTGGCATGGATACCTTGGCTAGACAGCAAGCATTAGAGCAACAAAGAATTGGCTTTGGTTCTGGACTATTTAACCAAGCTGCGGGACTTATGGGTCAGTATTATTCGGGTCAACAGGCGGCTTATGCGCCTTACAACACGGCTATGGGACAAGTTCAGAACTTGGAAGCCTTGGCACAACAACCTTTGACAATGGGTGCGGCTCTTGGTCAACAAGCGGCTACAGCGGGTGCTAATGTGGGTCGTTTAGGATTGTCGGGTGCTGAGTTCAGTACTCGATTGGCTACTGGTAATGCAGCAACAACTAACCCCTATTCAACATTATTAGGCGGTTTGGGTTCTTCTCCCGCATTTGGCACTGCCGCTGGCAACGCTATATATAGCTTATTTGGTTAAGGAATCATCATGGCAGAAAATATTGTGGCAGGTTTGTTTGGACTAACACCAGATATGTATGGTGAGCAACAACGTAGAAGTGCTTTGCAAGAAGGTATCACCCTTGCTCAACTAGACCCTGCATCCCGTGGTGCGGCAATGACCTATGCAGGTGCTAGAGGTCTTGGTAACGCTATTGGTGGTGCTATGGGTGTTCAAGACCCACAGTTACAGTTAATCAGTGCTAGAAATACTATTGCTAAACAGATAGACCAAACTGATCCTGAGTCCATCCTAAAAGGTGCTCAGATGTTGGCACAAGCTGGAGACCAACAAGGTGCTATGGCTTTGGCTCAGTATGCTCGTCAAGCACAGAGTGAGATGGCTCAAACACAACAGCGTTTGGCGGCAGGTCAGGCGTCTTTGGCTCAAGCTACTCGTGAGCGTCAACAAGCAGTCCCTAAAGAAATTGTGATTGCTAATGAGAAAGCTCGGATTACAGATCAGCTTGACCAACTTCGAATGCAAGAGCCTACACCAGAAAATACTCGTGCAAGTCGCATACTTACAACACAACTTGCTGAACTAGATAAGTTAGATGATAAGTCTAAGAGGACTGTTGTTGTTGGTAACGCTTTAGTGGACACAACTACTGGTGCAGAAATCTATAAAGGCCCTGATACACAGAAATACTCTGAGTTTGCCAAAACATTGATTGATGCAGGTTTGACACCAGGCACTGAACCTTTCCAAAAACGTATGCTTGAATACGCAACTAAAAAGGTTGAGGGGGCTGGTAAAGGCACTGGTAACGTCACTATTGGCGGTATCAATGTTGATACTGGTGAAGCGGCTAAAAAGGCTGGTGCAATTATCGGCACAAATGTAGCAAATATTGAAAATCAATTTTCTTTGCAAACCGCCTATACAGATGCTATTGCCTTGTTAGATCAGGGAATCTATGGTGGTGCTATTGGCCCTGAAAGACAATTCATAGCTAAATATACTGGTATTGGTAGCCCACAAAAAGTACAAAATACTGAAGTATTTATGGCTAACATTGGTGAGATTGTTATTCCTCGTTTGGTGCAGTTTGGTGGCAATGACTCTAATGAAGAACTTAAATACTTGCAAAACGTTGTTGCTGGCAATCAAAGACTTGAACCTGAGTCAATGAAACGTATTCTAAAGAGTGCAGAAAAGAAAGTGCAAAACAACATTAAACGTTTGGCTTTACAAACACAAGCGGCTGAAGGTGGTACTAAATTGCCAATTAGCCCTGTTGTTACACCAACACAAACGCCAACAAAACGTTTGAACCCGCAAACTGGCAAAATTGAGAACATAAAAGGGGATTGATATGGCTATCTATGTTCAAGTAGGAAAAGATGTAATTGAGTTTCCAGATGGAATGTCTGATGCTGAAATAGAACAAGCTATTGCTGGAAATGCTCCTCAAGCAAAAGCTCCTTCATCTGGGTTCTTGATGGGTTTAAAAGACCCTATTACCGCAGCTGCACAGATGATTCCTCGTGCTCTAGGTGCTGTAACTAGTTTAGGTGGAACTAAGCCTAACTCCTTGAGTGAGTTGCTTTACAAAGAAGCAAAACGTGTAGATGAGATGGCTAAAGCTGAAGAGCAAGGCTATCAAGCACAACGTGAAAAAGCAGGCGAATCTGGATTTGATGTAG